GCCAATGATATTCATGAGAATGACGTAATGATTGCACGTATTGATGCCAATGTAGAAGCAATTAAGGAAGCATTAAATGTGGTTACGACTAATCACGCAAAGAGATAGTTAAATGATTGACCCCGTTACAGCTTTTGCTGCAGCCAATGCAGCTTTCAAAGGGGTCAAGATGCTAGTAGGTGCTGGTAGAGAGATACAGGATGTATCACAGCAACTAGGTAAGTGGTACGGTGCAGTAGCTGATATTACTAGGGCTGAGTCGCAACGTAAGAAACCTACATGGTTAGACAAGCAGACCCACGGTAGCGATAACATTGAACAAGAAGCAATGGACATTGTTGTTCGTAAGAAGACATTGATTGAGAAAGAAAAAGAAATAAAGTTTATGTTAGACTACAGGTTTGGTCTTGGTACATACGATGAAATGTTAGGGATGCGTAGGCAAATACGTAAAGAACGAGAAGAGACTATATATAAAGCTATGGAAACTAAAAGACAAATACAGAATAACTTAGCTATATGTACTCTATCGTTACTAATTATTGGTGTATTAGGTGGGGGCATATATCTGATAGCACTAGGAATTGGTTGAAATGATTAATCTTGTTGTGTTACCCCTTGTATTAGCAGGGCTGTTAAGTAGACCTGAGTTTGTACAATGTCACTTAGCAAAAAGAGTTAAGATACAAAAAGAAATGGTTTGCATTTACCGTGGACCTAATGGTACAATAGGATATCACTACCCTATGTTTGAATTTAGTGAATGCCCTAATACGTATATGTGTAGATACACACCTAACGCTAAGAAAAAAGTTAGTGTGCAAGACATACTAGACGGACTAAAAGAAGGTTTTGAATAATGGACTTAGAAGCACAAATAGCAGCAATTAATGCAAAATATGCACCCTTACTTGCTGCAGCACAGCAAACCCAAGATGAGCCGGGCGAAGCAATACGCCAAAGAAGGCTGCTGCAATAAAGGCTGCTAAAGCTGCTGCTGCTGCATCAAGTGACACTACAGATGCCACTACAGAGGACGGCACTGGAACGTCGCCGGGAGAGCAACCAATCACGCCATCCCCTTTTGATCAATTTCAACCTCCCGAATTTGGTACAGGTGTTTTTGACCCTAATCGGCAGCAAACCAACTTAGATAAGGTTAATCAAGAGCTTGCTGATTTGTACGCTATGGATCGCACTCAATATGAGGTTGACTACCAACCAGTTACTGAACTGCCAGAAGGGGTTTCTGAACCTGCTGAAGGTGCCGATGTAACAGGGGAAGGTGAGACTTTTTATAACCCTAAAACAGGCCAAACTTATACAACACCTAATGGTGGTTACAGTGTGCCTGAAGGTAGCGATTGGGTTAAGGGTGCACCTGAAGGTAAGTTTAATTCATATGACGTGGCTCTTGCAGCTAAAACTAAAGAGCAGCAAGCAGCAAGTTTGGCAGCTATGGGAGAGGGTCAGCAAGAACTTGTAAGTACTGCAATTAAAAGCCCTGAAGATTTAGCACAAGAAGCAGTCGTAGCTAAGATAGACCCAGACACTAAAGGTACTGAGATTCCTACGGGTGGTGTAGACTTTAATACTATGATTGATAGCGTTAAAGGAATTGGTCCTGTAAAGGATTTATACGGAGAAATTTCATGGGACGCAACTGCAGGTAAGTTTAGAACTGCAGGAACAGAGGGCGGCTATGATGGGCTTGGTATGCCACAGGTAGGTATGCCAGCAAAAGAATATACACCAGAAGAGTTTTCAGAAGCATTTGATACGCCATTAGTTATTGAGCCGACCCCCGGTGATGCAGGTGCTACAACAGATATAACTGCAAAAACTATAACTGAGGGAGAATCTGCTGATACTCCTGAGGATATTACAGCAGAAACTTATGATGCAGACAAGTCACTGACAGATGTTAAAGATGAACTTAGTGACGTAGAAGCTGCAGATGGCGATGTTACTAAAGATGTTACTGGGGCTGTTGGTACTTTGTCAACGGAGGCGCAGCCTGTTGGCGCAACTATGGACCCTGATTTTGATGCTGATATAACAGCAAGAAAGAGGGTAATAGATGCTAAAGAACTTGCAAAAGCACAAGGTCAAGATGCAGAAGCAATTAAAACAGCTATATCTCAAGGAGAGGCGGCTGCACCTATTAAAGCAGCACAAACTACGGTAGGTACTAAAGAGATAGCTAAAGCGGCTCAAATAGCTGAAAAAGATATGGCTACAGCCGAGGCTATGACAATGGATGGTTTAGCCGATGACGCTGTAGCTGTCGCTAAAAAGATGGAAGCCTTCACTGTAGATGACGGTACACTAGCTGAATTTAAAGAAGGTAAGATTGAAGCACAAGATACTGTACAAGGTCAACTTACTAGCTTGATGGCTTCGTTTGATGATGGCACACCTTCATGGGCTGCAGGGGCTATGAGGGCTGCTAATGAAGCTATGGCAACAAGAGGGCTTAGTGGTTCATCTATGGCTGCTGCTGCTATTGTACAGGCTGCTATGGAGTCTGCTTTACCTATTGCAATGCAAGACGCTGATACTTTCCGTTCAATGAAGTTAGACAATCTTGGGCGTCAACAACAAATAGCTCTAACTAATGCCGCTGCACAGCAAGGCGTTAAGTTGCAGAACTTTACTGCTGAACAGACAGCTATGCTTCAGAACTCGCAGAATGCTTTTTCTTTACAGACACAAAATCTAAGCAACATGCAAGCTGCAGTTATAGCTACTGCTCAAATTAAAGCCTCTTTGCAAGGTAAAAATCTTGATAACCAACAGCAAGCTAACTTGGCTGAAGCTGCAAGGTATGCAGAGGTTAATAACCTTAATCTTAATAATCGTCAGCAAGCTTTACTGCAAGATAGCTTGAATAATACCCAAGTATCTCTTGCTAATCTTAGTAATAGACAAAAAGCTTACACTACAGACGCTAATCTTGCAGCATCTTTACAGGGACAGCAGATTGACAATAAACAACAAATTGCTGTTTTAAATTCTGCTAGGTATACGGAAGCTAATAACTTGTCTTTCTCTTCCGAGGAGAGAGCTGTATTACATAACTCGGAACTTATGACATCTATAGGGCTTGCTGAATTATCTAATAAGCAATCTGCTACATTGCAAAAAGCAGCAGCTTTTGCCTCTATGGATATGGCTAATCTAAGTAACCAACAGCAAGCTCAAGTGGAAAACGCTAGAAACTTTCTGCAGATGGATTTAGCTAATTTATCTAATGAGCAGCAAGTAGAGATTTTTAAGGCGCAGTCAATACAACAGACAATTCTTAGTGATACAGCAGCGTCTAATGCTGCCAAGCAGTTTAATGCTTCTAGTGAAAATCAAACAAATCAATTCATGGCTGACTTAAAAGCTACTACCGATAGGTTTAACGTTACTCAAGCTAATGCTATAAAACAGTTTAACGTAAGTGAGGAAAACGCCATAGCTACGTTCAACAAAGAACAGGCAGACGCAAGAGATGAGTTTAATACTAAGAATGCTTTAGTTGTGGCGCAGTCTAATGCATTGTGGAGACAGTCAGTAGCTACTGCTGATACAGCCGCACAGAATGAGGCTAACATGCAGTTAGCTAAAACTGAGAACGCATTTACAGCCAGTACATTAGATCAAGTATGGCAAAGGGAGCGTGATTTGTTAAGCTATGCTTGGCAAGCAGATAATAACGCTTTAGATAGGATTAATAACGTTATTATTCAAGACATGGTATCAAATACAGCAACGTCTAATGCTGCAGCTGCTGCTGCTGCTACAGAAAGAGCCTCAAGAGCTAATATGTGGGGGCAGATAGGCGCTGCCGCAATAAAGGGTACAAACATATTTGGCACCTAATAAACACTAGGATTATACAATGCAATTTTTAAGTAAAGAACGAATGGAGTTATTTGAGGAGAGCCTCAAAGATGGCCCTAAAGTAGCCGCTGATGTTATACAAGATGCTGCAGAAGAAGCAGGTAAAGGCAGAGGCTTAGGCGCACAAACTAAAAAAAGAAAGACTCCCAACTTTGCTGTGAGTGGCGCAGGGGATGCCTTGTATGAAGAGAGCCAAAGGTCTTTAGATTTACTACAAAAGTCCCAAGAAGATACACAAGAGCAACAAAGACAAAGTATTAATGATATTTTAGCTGTGGTTATGTCAGACATTGAAAAAGAGACTAAGAAGTCTTTACCTAAAGGTGATACTTTAGGTGAGGCTAACTACCTTACTCAAGAAGAGAAAAAACAAAGAGGTAGGCTTGGCCCTGTAGCTGAAAAGCTAATGACTTCTAAAGAGTCAGGTAGTGGAGGTTATGACGCTCTCTATGACCAAGCTCAAAAGAGTACTTTTAAAGAGTTTAAACCTACTGAGATGACTATAGGCGAAGTCTTAGAATTTCAAAAGAAAAGAGGTCAAGGCTCTTACGCATCCTTTGTGAAAGCTAACAACCCAAAAGGTACGCTTTCTACTCCTGTAGGTAAGTTTCAATATGTAGGACGTACTTTACAAGATGAAGTAGATAAGAATGGCTATGATCTTAATGCTAAGTTTGACGCTAATATGCAAGATACGGTTTTCTACAACCACGCTAATAGAATAATAAAGAACCTTAAGACACAAGAAGGCAAACGCTCTAAGATGAGGTCTACTTGGGAGGGTTTTCAGAGTAAAAAAGCCGTATCAGATAAAGAGTTAGATGCGCTTATATTTGAGATTGAAGACCACAAATAAAAAGAGGCTAAAATAAAAATGAGTAAAGTTTTAAACGGGCCAATCCCCGGTCAATCTCTCACAGATGAACCCGGAAACTATCCTTGGGAGCGTCCACCTGAGACTGCTGATCCTGCAGAAGCACTTAGTATGTATCTAAAGAAGATGTCTAAGCCTGAGTTTATGGATAGTGCGCTTTATATGATGGAACTTGGCGTACCTGCAGAGGTAGTCACCAATACTACTATAACTATGGCTATAGGTAATGGTATACACAGTATTGATGTTGGTCTTATTATTGCCCCTGCAATCCATAAAGAAGTTGTTTCTATTGCACAAATGGCGGGTATTGAATATGATGAATACTTCCCTGACGATGAAAACAAGGAGCAGGAAGCTAAAGACCGTGTTAAAGACATTGTTATAGCAAAGCTAAGGCGAAGCCAACCTAAAGGTGAGGCTAAAATCTCTGAAACTATGGAAGCTATGACTAGCCCCGAAACAGAAAAGTTTGAAGATATGCGGGAGTCTGAAGAAGAAGTAGCAGAAGGGATGACGCCTGATAATGAGATGGCTATGGATAAGCCTACACAAGAGCCGCCTAGTGATATGGGCAAGGGCTTAATGAGTAAGGGGGTATAACTCATGGCTATTAATTTAAGTTTCTTAGGAGCCGTAGCAGGGGTTGCACAGGGCTATTCAGATAGGGTAGATTCCCTTAGAGACGAGCTAAAGGTTAACAAGCGTAGGCAACGTGAGTGGTTAGCTACTTATGGAAACAAAGCTTTGGATGATAGAAATAAACAAGAAGATACTATTACAAATGCTTTAGATGATTTACAAGCAAGAGGGTTAAAGGTTCCTGATGCAATTCAACTATTACAAAAGCATGGCGCAGGTGCTGTGCTTCAATTACAAAAGTATGTAAAAGACTACGAAGAAACAAATAATACAAAAGTAGATGAAGTACTTATGAATAAGCTGTGGACTGCTGCAGAAGACTTTACTACAGAAGATAGAACTTTTGAGGATGCTGTAAATACACTATTTGGTTCTCCTAAAGATGGCGCAACTGCCCCTGTAATACAAGAGGTAGAAGATAGGAACTTCTTTGAGCGAATTAAATATAACATGGGTGATCGTTACGAGGATGAGTATGAAGACTTCTTAAGCGATCCAACTGAGGGTATTGGTGGTAAGTCCATCAAAGAACTAAGAGCTATGTCAGTGTCTTCGCCTTCTATGATTGGTACTGAGGGTTCTGCTGTGTTTGACAGGTCTGTTCTTAGGGGTAGTGAGCCTTCTCCCGGAGAAGCTAGGCTTTGGAAAGACACTGTACCTCTTATTGTAAGAGAGGCTCTTAAAAATCTTTCGCCAGAAGACAGAGAAGCCGTTGAAATGGAGGATGCAGAGACACCTTCAGGCCTGAGAGTCCGTGACACAGATGCTATATTCTTTGATTTATCTGATCCTGAAGGTGTTTATTTTGATGCCTTTAGCGAAGCTACTAGAAAAGTACACGAACAAAACCCTTTCTCTAACAATAGGTCTGCTACAGGTGCATATGGCGGTCAAGCTGCCTTAGATGCAATACTTAATCCACCACCACCACCAGAGCCACCTACACCAGAAGAGAAGGCAGAACAACTTGAGCAAGACCTAATAGATAATAATTTAACAGAGGCTAGACCTGAAGATTTAGGTGAATCTACAGACGTACAAGTAGGCGAGTACTTTAGGGATAATAATAAAGACTTTGTTATATCAAATGGAGAGTTAATCGGGCGTCCAGAAGATGCACCCTTTGATGAATCTAAAGTTGTAGAACTGCCCCCAACGGAACTACCTGTAGAAGAAGGTACATATAACACAGACGATCTAACTCTAAAAGCACAGCCTACTGTAGCCCCTGAAGGCGTCCCTGAACGTCCAGAGCCTACGTATAGAGGTGAGAAAAAGAGGCTATTAGAGAGACCTAAAAACAAAGAAGCCATAGATACTTGGGATGATCAATATGGAGATAAGTACAACTACGATGGTACTTACAAGATAGTTAGACCTCAAGGCCCAAGACCTGAAGATATAAATAGCCAAGAGTATTATGAGTATGAGCTTTGGGATGCTACCTACGGAGATACCCATGATCCACTTACAGGATATCCTCTAATAAAAGGCTTAGATAAGACCCTCATTCCTAACTCAGAGGTTACTGAATAATGAGAGTGCTTGACGCGAAGTTTATAAACCCAAGCCAACAAGAACCTGACTTCATGACCTACACAGGTGGTGAGAAGGATACGTTTGGCATTAGTGATCTAACAAAGGACCACAATTACAACGTCATTGATGCTCAGATGAAAGCTCGCTTTGGTATGTCTGAGAAGTCTCACGATAGGCAAGAAGTTGTAGATAAATGGATTAACTACAACAGAAGTTTTAGTGTAGGTAATACACTTAGTGTACTAGGTGAAGCCAGCTATTTAAGTAAAGCTGACGATGAAGAGAAAGTAAAAGCTCTTAACTCATATAAACTCTTTGATAATATGAAAGGTGCCTTTAGTGGGGGTACAGCAGCAGAAAAGCTAGACAGTGTGTATGACTACGGCAGGGCTTTAATTATTGACCCTGTTAACTTAATTAGCTTTGGTGCTGGTAAGTTAGCTACAGGGGGTGCTTCAAACGTAGCTGCACAGGCTGCAAAAGAAGCCTTAGAGATTTCAGCTAATAAGATAATACGTAAAGCAGGGCAGACAGGGGCTAAACGTTCTGCTCTTAGTCCCTCTATAAAAGCTGAAATAGGTAGAGCGCGTCAACGTGTGCTTAGTAAGGCACTAAAAGGCGAGGCTGTAGAAGGTATTGAAGAAGGTACAATGGAGGCTGCTCTTAAAAAGGCTGCTACTAAAGACCTCAGAGTAACCTTCTCTACTGAGACTATTAGTGCTATGGGTATTGATGCCATTCAGCAAAACATGGCTTATCGTAATGTAGGCTTTCAAGATGAGTTCAACTATTTAAACTCTGGTTTAATTGCTGGTGGAGGTTTCTTTGGCTATGGTTTAGTTAAAGCATTTGGTATGTTTGACGGTACGAGTGTACCAAAATCTGTAGCCTTAGATGCTTATGACGCTGCTGTAACTGCAGAGGCTGCAGCTAAAAAGATAGCAAGGCAAGAAGGCGAAGCCACTTACAAAGAGGCTATGGCAAAGCTGGCTGACGATGAAGAACTACAACGCAAAACTATGGAGAGCCTAAAGAATAACACTGCTGCTGCACAAAGTTGGGCTGAAATGGTAGCCTCTGGTAAGCGTATAGCAGAAGAGACAGGTGACAGGTATGAAGGTAGTGGTGCAGAAGGTCTAGCTGCGTTTATCTTTGGTAAGAAAGACTTGCCAGAAGGCCAGAACTTCAAAGGGCTTTTTGATATATTTAATGAGGCGGGTATTGATCTGGCGTATGCAGATGATGTATGGCAGGGTACTACCCACTTTGTAACTAGAACAGTTAAAGATTTGCCAGAAAACGTTAAGAATGAAGTAGATAGCCTGTATAAAAATACTGTACTTAAGCTAGACTCAGTGTACGAAAGCAAAACAAACTTAGATGAAGCTATGGACTTTATGGCAAGTGATTATAGTTCTATGGGTGCCAGAATGGGTGTCATGGGCGGCTTAGGTAGAGAGATAGAAAAGATACGTAAAGTAAAGCAAGCCACAGGACAGACTAACCTTAAAGTCACAGCAGAAGAAATGCTAGACGGTATCGTAGACCCTAGCACAGGCACAGCTAAAAACGTAGACAAAGTAGAGCGTAGCTTGATGGGTCGCTCACAGGATAACCTTATACGTATTCTTGTAACTCACCCCGGCACAACTGCGCTTAACTTGTTAGGCTGGGTTAACGCCTCTGGTATGCAATCTCTATCTGATGGACTTAGGGGTGCGCTTTATGGCGGGACTTCAGTAGCGCAATACTTAACAGGTAATAAAGCTAATGCTATTGACTACGCTGAGAAGTCTAAGCTTATGTTGTCTTTACAAAAAGAAAAGATGAAAAACCTGCTTAACCCTTTTGCTACACAAGAGGAAGCACTTAACTTCTTATCTATTAACCCTAAGATGCGTAAAGAGCTATTCCGCTATGTATCAGGTGGCATAGACAGTAAGGACGTTCTTAAGTCGTTAGACTTAGAGTTTGATGATCTTGAGAAACCGGGCATGTTTGAGAAAACTATTGATACATTCCAAACTGTGTATGGCGTTAAGGCTGTAGATGTATTGAGTAAGACACAGGAGTTTATGTACAACATAGACAAACAAATACGCCTAAAGTACAACATGAGTTATGCAGACTTTATAGGTGCTACGGATGCTCAAGGACAGCCTCTAAATTGGGCTAAGATGCGCTCTGATGAATTTGTAGAGATACAAGCTACTGCTGTTGAGGACTCACTACGTTCTGTGTTCTCTAAATCCTTTGGCGGTGGAGACTTTAAGAGAGATCGTAACATTGTAGAAATGGTAGCAAAGACTATAGAAGATGCACGTAAGTATCCTATTCTTGGTGCTATGGTTCCCTTTGGGCAGTTCTTTAACAACACCATTGCCTTTATGACTGACTACTCAGGTATTAGCTATTTACATAGTAAGTTTGCTAAAAATAATAGAGACCCTATGGAGATGCTCACTAAAGCTGTTGTAGGTCTGACCTCTATCACTGCTATGTCTGAATACGAAATGAAGAACATGGATGAAGGCTTGGCTTGGCATGAAGAGCGTGATGAGGATGGTCAGGTAAGATCACGCCTGTATGACTTTCCGTTTAGCTATTATAAGGGTATAGGTCGTATTGTAGCACACTATAGACGTGACGGTGAAGTACCACCTGAGTTGTACGATGACGTTATAACTACGTTTGGTACAGCTAACCTTACACGTTCTTTAGGCGAGTCTACAGCCTCTGCATTTGACTTTGTAAAGGATGTTGTTTCTGGTAATTTACCTGACGCAGAAGAGGGCTTACAAAAAGCTATGGGTAATGTAGGTTCTATGTACTTGTCAGGTTACAGCAGACCGCTAGACCCTCTTAATCAGATTGCAGCGTTTGCTATGGGTGATGCTTACAATGAAACAGATCGTAACATAGGTAGTAAGTTTATCAACAAGTCTACACGTTACGTTGAAAGTATCTTTGATGGATTTGATGAACTTACAGGGATACCTACTGCTGCAGGTACTGCACTAGGACTAGACATGACAGAAGCACCCGTAAAGGAAAGACCCTTAGAAGATAGACCTAGAGGCGTAGCTATTGGGCGTATTTTTGGTTACAGGGATTCACCTGCACCACAAGCTATTGATAAGATGTTTGCTGATATAGGTAAGCCTAAGTGGAAGACAGATATAAAGTCGGCTGTACCAGAGGCTAATAATACGATTAACAGAATTATAACTAAATACTTAGAAGCAGAAGCAGATAAGGTTGTCTACGGTGATAAATGGAAGAACTCATCATTAGATCAAAAGATATCTGATCAAAGACTAGCGGTATCTAAGGCTAAGAAAAGAGCTTTAGCTGAGTTGTACAGATCAGGCAACCCTACAGATAAACTTCACCGTGAAATGTTTAAGATCAGTAGGCGTGGCACAGGTGTAACTATGGCTGATATGGAGGAAGCTTTAGAAGAGATAGGTATTGATAAAAAAGTAGAAGACTTATCATACGATCAGCTACGATTACTAAGACGCTTTTTAAAAATGGAGAAGATGGAAATTAAACGTTCATCCAGAGAATCACTTAGAGGTTAATACGAAAAAAGGGGCGGTCATAACGACTGCCCCTCTTACTTTGTTTCACGTGAAACATTTACTTTACGCCATTTAACTCCGAACAATACCTAGCCCAAAGAAAGACTTCACGCACACTTTGCATAACGTGGTTACGCTCTGGACAGGGTGCTAGATGTTTAACAATAAAAGTATCTAACTCTTCACATTGCCTAGTTAATTCTTCAACAAAGATTTGCCTATTACCTTTGCTATAGTTTAGTGCCTCTTCTTCTAAGTTCACAGTGTGCTACCTTTCATGTGTGTGTCTTTATGGCAACACTGTAAGCCTTATCGTAAGTGTTGTCAAGTTTTTTGTTTGTGGGCTAGTAGGTATTCATACGCACTTTTAACTTTACTACTATCATCTGCAAAAGCACCTAGCCCTGTA